CAACCACCGTTCCGCTGTCCTCCGCTGTGCTGTCCGTCAGAAATATATACTCAACAAAACTAACACTGCAACGGATATTTTCAATGGTGTCAAACCGATATTTGAAATTGCTGATTGAAACGGCAATGTTAAGCAACTCATTCAAGCCGTCAGTTACGACAACTCGCATAGGAATTTTATTTGCAGAAACATAACCTAAAAGGTTGAGTACCTCCGTGCCTGTGTTCTTTGCAAAATCATATTCCTTTGTCGGAAGAAACAACTCCAAAGAAAAACTCCTCGGCTTTTTATTGCCAAGGAGCGTAAGCGTTTTTGTGTGTGTTGTGAAACTCTCGTTTTGCAGTTCCTGTACGATGTCGGGTAGCTCATCTGGTATAACGGGAACCTCCACAACCTTTTCATTGTTATTATAGCTGAATAGCATTTTTACTGATGTCATTTTCCACCTCCAATCAGAACTTTTTTCTTTCAGAAAAAAGTCGACTTCGTCGCCCGCATTACTCTCTTGCGGTTCACAAATAAAAAATCCCAACAACAACATTTCTGCTGTTATTAGGACTTAAAATTTATTATTTAACTGTTCGATAAACTGGAAGTTGTCTATTTTCCTATCATTAGGAAAATCAAAGTTCTACAGCTGCTAAAGAACAATATCCACTCCATCATATTCAACAGCTATCGCATTCCCGTCTCCTTCCGCCCATATTATTATATCTGCTACAATCTTTGGTGTTATGATCTCTGGAATTTTAACAGGAGTGATGTATCGTTTCCAATGCCCCGTTCTTTTCTTACCCTGAAACTCTTTTCCTTTACATATTACATAATTCGTCTTTACGCCTAAGGGGCAAGACAATAATATTCTTCTATCTCCAGATGCAATATTCAAACAATAATATGGACTATCCTCATCCATTTGAACATACCAAATATATTCTTTTTCATTACATATGATTTTTCTTCTTCCCTTTTTACTAATTGCCATACTCATACCTCTTCGTTAAGAAAATCCCGATTTGTATTTTACTTTATTATACTACAATAATAAATATTTTTCAATCAAAATCGTCATCTAAACCGCCCAAAATTGTACCTGCCACACTCTGAAATACACTCTCCCAAGTATAAGGATTTACCGCACCCCAAGTTGTATCTTTCAACTCACCCCAGTTGATACGCTCATACTTCAGACTAATATCAAGGTGGTAGGGTATCATTGTTTCAACTGTTCTTTTTACGATACCGAGGTACTTATTATTTTCCACCTTTAGAAAGTTGAGAATTACCGTCATATTTTCAAATGTAATTTCAACTTCCACACCCGGCACGGTGTTTGCTGTACTTTCCAAAAGTTCCTTTGTTGCCGTTCCCGTTCCAAGCAGACGAGTTCTGATGTAAGCTCGTCTTTTATCTATATCATCAAGTTTTTTGCTTATTGACATTTCATTTTCCTTGAGGTCAAGATACCAAGTCGAGTAGTCAAGAAACATCTGCTTGTAGAGGTCATTTATCTTGTTTTCGATTTCGGTCAGCTTTGTTGTCAGAGCGTTGATTAAATCAATCGTAACCTTATCTTTTCTGTAAATTTTATGTATAAGATTTAACATATTTCACCTCACAAATTCTCCAAACCACAACTCATAGTGTGAATATCTCCGTTTATTTTGTGGCTTACGGACTTAATTCTGTAATTGCCGTCAATACCGAGATAATCATCAACTATGTGCATCACCCGTCCGGGGCGAGCGTTATCGTGACCGATAAAATCCATATTTAACTCACGCTTGATAACATTTGTTTCTTTCAGCCTGTTGTTAGCCAACTCTTGTATATTTTCGGCTTCATCGGAATTTACGGAGTAGTTTTCCGAAAGCAAACCATACTTTTGTATGTTGGTATCGTCCTTTGCAATAAATGTCTTTTGCGGCATTTCACCACTTGTTTTGGAATTGACTTCTGCCGTAATGCTGTTTTTCATTTCTTCGATTGAATGCGTGTATTTTCCTCTGCCGTGAGCATTTCTATCGGTTACATCAAATGCGTCAACATTGTATGCAGGTTTGAAAATATAGTCGATAGGCTCTGTAGGTAATTGGAATACATAAATTTTATCTGACCTCAATTCGTAATAATACTTCTTTCCGTCATTATCCTGCTGAATTTTAATCAATTCCTTTATGACCTCATTTAAATTTTTAATATACACACCGGTAACCTTTGCCGGCATATCACAGACTTCTCCGATTGGGATATTCACCTTTGCAAACAGCTCTTTCAAACAATCGGAAACGCTTTTATCCTTGAATTGAATAACAACATCATTTTTATTCAAGTAAAATCCAAAGTCAAAAGCCTTTATTGTTCGTTTTGGATAACTTCGGCTGACATTTACAACAATGGCTCGAATCATCTCTCCGTCATCGTTGCTTACTTGAATTATATCACCAGCCATAATCAGCAGACGGGGTATGTACTTTTCGTCTATATCGGGAACAGTAAAGTTAAGCGAAACACCAACTGTGTCGAGGTCTTCGCTCCAACTTAAATCCGAAATCAAATTTGTGATGTCAGCTGTTTCTCCGTCCTTGCATAAATTTATTTTATACACCCAAACCACCTACATTCTCAGATGTTTCAAGCAAAGTGCCGTCCGTTAATACTGTGGTGAAAGAAATCTCCAAACCTCGCTTATTTCTCTTACCGCTCCAATCTTTAACTTCACTTATAAGAGGGTGTTTTAAGAGCAACTCTGTGACTTCTCGTTTCAACTCGCTATTCAGATACCCCTCCGGTAAGGTGCGTGTACCGATATAATCATAAACTGAAATACCGAAAACATCAGCTTCACCTTTGGTATAAACCTTGTAGAGGTTTGCTTTGGTTCGCAGAACATTTTGAATGTACTGCTGAACCGTCTGCAACTTACTGCACTCAGACAGCACACAATTCTTGATGATGTGCTGTCCCGTGTTATAATCAAAGAGAAAGTCAACGCCTGTTTCTTCCGTATCATTTTCGGTTACTGTTGTTTCAATAAAACTTGTTGGAAACATATCATTCCTCCAAATAAATACACAAGTCTTTAATACTCTCAAATTTTCCAAGAACATAAAGACATTGATTATCATTTCCCGCAATGCAGATAAATTTATCACCGATATTCACGGGGTATTCTTTCATATACAGTTCACCCGTTGTTACTCCCGTACCTCCGTTTATCAAACTTTTGAAGTTAAAAAATTCCGTAAAATCAAAAGGTGTGCCGTTGTAATAAATGCGGATATTCACGGGAGTAAGGCTTGTCACCTCGCCAACGCAGATACCAACCCTTACGGGATTGTTGCGTTTTTGGAACTCCTGTGCAAGCCTTACATAGTTATTTTCCATTAGCTAATTGTGGAAAGTACAGTGATTTCAGTGAAGGTAAACGGCATACTTCTTGTTACCACCTTTTTAGCCTCCCAGTCAATTGGAGAAATTTCCGTGAACTGTACACCCGTAATCATATACCTTTCAACACCGCCTGTGTTCGGGTTGGTAAGGCTTGCGATTATTTTGTAATCAGGTGTTAAGCCTTTCTGATATGCCGCAATCAAGTCGGCGTCAATCATTGTGTTAATTCTTGCACCCTCAATCGTTCCCTCGCCATCGTAGCCAACATAAATGTGATGTGAGCAATAATCACCGACAGGACTAAAATCTTCATACTGACCTGTCATTTTGATATTGATTTTGTTGATTTCATAAAGAAATGTATTGTTAAGGAATACCTCGCCACTCGTTCCTTTTAAAAACTTGTTATCATCAAACATTTACCATTCCTCCTTATTCCATTGTTACCGTGAACTTCAAGTTCTCCATACAATTCAAGATTTTAATATCGCAAGCAATAAACACGCTTCGCTTAAAAGACATACTTCTGACCTTATCTTCAGACCAATCCTCCGCCTCGGATTTGCCTGTACCAAGCCAAGCGGAACGCTGTGCTTCAACATCAATCTCCGCAAAGTTATCGTATTCATCATCAAGCACATCTTCACCGGCAAGACTACGGAGATACTCGTTCACAGCACCGATAAAAAGCATTTGATATTTATGCTTATTTTTGAATGAACCCTGATATGTACTCTTAAACTCGGTGCGAATATCATCACGAATGAGGTTCATAGCTTCAACGGTTTCAATGTACTGCATATCCTCTGTGGCGGTATTTCCGTTAAGCGTAACCAATGAATTGATACCGCTGACAATCCTGACGCCATCAACCTCATTTGTAAGAACAAGCTGACCATTGCTGACAGCAGTATCAACATCATCAACCTCCGTCACCTCGGATAAGTCTGTACAGAGGTAGTTTGTACAACCCCTTGTGATATTGCAAGATGCAAGAATACCTAAGATATTAGGCAAATATTCCGGTGCGGAAAGTTCCTCTCCGTCACTGTCATACACGGTCTGATTAAAATATACATACTGCTTGCAATCCATACCCTTTGTTGTGCCTACAGCCTTATATGTATAGCCTTGCTTTTCCATACTCTTAACCCAACTCGCCAAATCGTCCTGTGTCGGTGACTCCTCATCGGCAAAAGCAATCCAGCCTGTACTCCTTGCCGACCTTATATAAGGTGCAAAATCGGCAAATTTCACACTTGAACCGCTTATCACAACAACCTCGTAAGGTGCGTAGCTTAAGCAATTTTTAATGTACTGAATATTAGTATCGGAATAGAGTGTTTCATCTATATCCGCAACACTTTTATATACCTTGGTAACAAGTCCGTCCGAGCCAAGCACCTTAACGGAAATGTAGTAAACAAATGTGTTTGAAGTGCCTTTCGTGATTGTGTGACTGCCTTTGCTTAGTGCAATTTCGGTCTTGCCGCTTGCCGCCACGGTTGCAGCCTTTCCGTCAATAGTTATTGTCGGTGACGAAGTACCCGTTGCCGATGTAATAACCGTCATTGTGCCGTCACTCGGTGTTGAAAATGTTATGCTTGTTGTACTTTCAAACTTGACAGGGTTTGTATAGCTGACGCTACTTACCTTAACCTCTGCAGCGGTTGTTGAAACCTCACCGTCAACTGTTGCATTTAATGTGTTAAGGTTCGTATTGCTGTTCCACTCATAAGTTTTCTCTTTCGCAAGAGTGGAATCGTTCAAAAGCAGAATAGCCGTGCCACGCTCACTACGCTGAATGAGCGTTGTTGCTAACTGCTTAAATGTAATTGAAATAGTTGGTTTTGTAGCCATTAAATTTCCTCCTCAATATAAAGTTCTTCCATATTTTCAAAGTCGCTTTCGTCTATGAACTCAGTTCCGATTTCAAAATCAAAACTACAGTTAAATATACCGTCCGTAACCTTTTCAAAATCCACATCGTCAACATAAACACAGCAAGTTTCTTTGATAAAGAACGGCTCTAAAAAAGAAAAAGCCAGTTTATCCTCGATTTCAAAAATCTCCGATTTGCTGTGCTTTCTGTCCGATGCGTAAAAATATATATTAAAATAAACTCTCACTTGCCTTAGTGCCGATGAATAAAGTCCGGTCTTTGCCGTATCCATAAAAATTTTGAATGACGGTCTTACAACCGGTTCTTCCATGTCGGCATCGGCAAGAGGTATATTAGTATTTGTTGTTATGTGTTTGCAGACGGCTTTGAAAATGTCTTTTAATGTAATCATTTTTCACCTCAATTATTCAGCGGTTCGGTTATCTTATCCGAGAACTTCTCACAATCCTTATCATAATCGCTCTCAAAATCATCTGCCGCAGACTTGAAAATGTGGTAACCTCTCACATATTTGCCTGTGCGTTCACCATTGTGAGTGACCATTTCGTGACCATATTCAATAAGATGTCCGTGGTGTGCGGGTGAACCGGAGTAAACTCTTATGCTGTCTGCTCCGTTGCCGCTGTATTTGTAATACTTGCCACGGCGTATGCCTTTTTCATAATTGCCTGTTTTCCTACCGACAACCGAATCGGCTTTCTGCTTGGTTTTCTTTTTCAGCTTGTTACCCTCGGACTGCATAAACTTTTTTACTTCTTTTGGATATGCCTTGCTCACCATATCCAATGTTTCGGCAACCTCGTCAAGTCCGTCAAATTCAAATAAAGCCATAGACAACACCTCCTTACACTGCCATAACTGCGTCCATTATCTTCTCCACAACTCTGTCACCGATTTCATTAACGGCATTTTCCGTGCCGTATATGTTGCCGCCAATGTTCACATTTACATTGATGTTAGGTGCATTACTCATCATTTTTTCGGATTTGCTTGACGGATAAATTCTCGAACCCTGCGGTAAATCAATAATCTCGTTACCGTGTTCATTGATATATGTCAAACCACCGCCAAAGTATGTAGTACCTAAAGCATTATGCTTTAAAAGACCGCTCATAGGGTTGGTTGTATTTCTTACTGTGCTTGCAGTTCTTCTTGCAGAGGTTTCAGCTTCTGCCTTATTGTACAAGTCACTTTTCGGAGTTACATTTGCGGTAATTGCAGAACCGTTTGTAATAGTATCAATATTGGAACTTGCCACTCGATAACTTACATCAAGATTAAGCGTAACCTTAGTTGTTGTATTGAACGGCTTTAATATAGACTCCTTAATATTCTGTCCTGCCTTTTCGGCATCGGAAAGCACACCGCTTGAATTTGCACCGCTGATTACAGCGTTGCCCATCAAAGTACCTTTTCCGGTAAGGCTTTTCATTGCTTCCACAGAAGTTAAAGTGTCGGCATAAGACTTCCACAATGATTGGTCATTTGTTGCTATTTTTGAAAGTTCATTTGCACTCGGCATAAGTGTTTCAAGAAAACCCGACAGTTTTTTCTTTGTGGCACTGCTGATTTCAACCTTTTCAAATGAATTCTGAATTGCATACTGCAGCTCGTCCATACTCTGTTGCAAGTTATCCGTGTCAATCTGAAAAGCACCGCTTATATCCTCATTAAGCTGTTTTGCCACTTCGTCAAACTCATCACCGTACACATCTTTGATGGCTTTCATACCCTCGGTTAATACTGTGTTTAATGAGTCAGCCGCTTGCTTTTGGTATGCGTCCGTTATGCTTTTAATGTTAGCATCATAATCGGCTGGGGTTATAGCACCATCTTCAAGCATTAACTTTTGTGCAGCTATGGCATTTGCCGCAGCCGTTTTTGCCGCCTCGGTTATTGCATTTCCTTGCTCTTGCAGTTTTGCAATATACTCATCGAAAGAGTCTTGACTTAAATCCGACATCTTAAAATCAGAAGTCAATAACTCCATTTCCGACTCAGCCTGTGCCTTTTGAATCTTCTCCTGTATCTCGGACATCTTCTGCATACTCTTAGCAACCATATCCATAGATTGCTCGTCCCAACCGTTCTCGTAGCCTTTGGCTATGTTTTCAACAAGTTCATTACCTGCGTCCTGTGCGTTTTGTAAAATTTGACTCCAGTACGCATTGCTTGTTGAATTGAAAAGATTAGCAGTATCACTTCCGCTGCCGAAAAGGAAGTTAATATCAAGAGTAAGTTCGTATTGCTTATCCTGAATTGCAGACTGCATATTGTCTACATAGTCCTGTGCGGCTTTGAGGTAATCGTCTTGTGATACATTCTGCGGATTCATATCAACCAAGAAAGTCATTTTGTTTAACTCTCTTGCAGAGTCCGAAACACTTTTAAAACTATCATCAAGTTTATTCCAAGCGTATGTTAAATCGTCAACTTGTCCGATGAGGTTAGAACCGAATACACTCTGAACCATTTTTGAACATTCCTCCGCAGAAAGTGCCACATCTCCGAAGTGGCTTGCAATATCTGCTTCCTTAGCCTTATCAACCGCATTTTTATAGAGCAGTAGTCCACCCACAACCGCACCGATGGCAACTGCAAACCAAGTGACGGGGCAGGCAAGGATTGATGTATTCAGCAAAAGCTGTGCCGCTTTTAGTGCTGTTTCAGCCGTTTTCAGCTTATTCATCAATGATACAACCTTTGTTATCACGCTGAAAGCCTTTAAGCCGACAACTACACCCACACCGGCACTTGTTAATTGCTTGAAGTGGGTGATTACAAAAGAAACGATAGGTTTCATCTTTTCAAAAGACTTCTTGCCAACCTCAATAGCTTTAGGCAATCTACTGTCAATCCATATTGAAAATTTCTCGGTGGCATTAGGCAGTTTCTCTGCAAACCAATTTAAAAACTTCGTCACATACGGCTCTAACTTCTGACCGATTGTGATTTTAAAATCGTCCATAGCGGAACCGGCTCTCGCCAAAGCACCCTTATAGTTATCCGTCATTGTTGCAGCCATTTTATCCAATGCACCATTGCAGTCACCTAAACTATCATACAAGGATTGAAACTCGTTTGTGCCGTCCTCAAGTGTGTTATTCAAACCGGACATCAAGGCATTTAAGGTTGTAAGCTGTGTTTTGCCCGCAATCATTGTAAAGTAATTGTTTCGCTGTTCCTCTGTGAGGTTTGCCGTTTTTGCTTGCAGTTCTCTTAAAACGGCTGTTACACCCTTAAACTTGCCCTCGGAATCATAAGCCGATACTCCCAATTCTTTCATAGCTGTATAGCTTTCGCCGCTTTGCTTTGTAAGGTTTACAAGTGTGCTTTGAAGTTTTGTGCCGGCTTCAGAACCTTTGATACCACGATTGGCAAGTATACCAAGCAACGCACCGGACTCTTGCAAAGGTGTGTTAAATGTCTTGAAAGTACCGCCCACTGCAATATATGCTTCCTGCATTTGAGTGAGTGTAGTGTTGGATTTATTCTGTGCCCTTGCACACACATCAA